TATTTTCTTTTCAGGATCTTTGAACAGGGTCCATAAGACAAAAGCACCAGTAATCCAAGATTTACCAACACCTCGAAAGGCTTGGATCTGTAATCGTTTTGGTCCATGTTGTAAATAGTCAGCTATGGAATACTGTGCTCTTGTTGGTGAAGGAAGATCTAACTCCTCCCACAAAGCTTGTAGGAAGAGTTTAAAATCATCTTTCAGGGCGGTTACAGCATCTGTCATGCTAATATGCGAGGCCAACGACCATCAGGACTATCAGGATTTCTATATCGTTTAGGGTCGACATTTCTTCTTAGACCTTCTCTCATATCTTCCCGTGTTTTAATAGGGACAATGTTATTAGCATTGGCGATTTTCAGTAATTCTCTTTTTGTTAGTTTTTTCTTTTTCTTTGATTTAGCCATTAGTTATTTACCATAAGATTTATATTTTTCATTCACAAGATCCTTTGGATCAATACCTAATCTTTTTAACATTTTCAATGTAGAGTCATTACCAGCAATACCTGGATAAACTTCTTTTAATCCTTTAGCAATTTTCAGCTCTTTTTTATTGTTATCTTGAGCTTTCTTTTTAGGTTTCTTTTTACTTAGCCTTACCATTAGTTTGCACCTCTTTTTTGTCCAGGATAATGTAATGTACCAGCTTTTATAGCTTCCATATTTGCTCTTGCTTCTTCCATTGTTTTAGGTTCAACAGCTGGTTCACTATAAGCTTCAGCAGCAGCTTTTTGTTCAGCTTTTGCACTAGCTTCTCTCATAGAACCTCTTTTCAAATCAAATTCACGTGTCATAGTATCTGCCTCTGTAATACCTTCAAATTGTTGGTCAATCAATTGTTCCATTTCTTTAACATCAAGATTTACATCTTTTTCAACTATAGGACCAATAGCTTCTTTCATACTTTTATTTAATGCTTTACCTTCTTTTCTTGTAAGTTTAATAGCTTTATCTAGTTCCAAAGCTTCTTGACTTGGTTTACCACCAGCTTTTTTAAAAGCTTGTAAAAACTGTACTCCACCACCTGATGAAGGTATTGGGAGGCCAGCTTGCTGGAATTCACCAATCATTACTTCTTTTAAAGTATCTTTTAAGTTATCTTTTGCTGATTTAAGTTGATGAACTTTCAATCTATCAGTTTGAGGAAGTTTCATATAAGCTCGTTGACCTAAGTCCATTTTTCTTCTCATAGGAACGGCTAACTCTTCTAAAGATTGTTTAAAAGATTGAGTTAAAGATTGCATATCTGGAAGTTCAGTTATAGCTTGGACTTGATCCTTTAATGCTTGTCCTGATTTCTGAACACCTTCTTTTATTAATTCATTATGAGCCCAACTATGTGATATTCTAGGATAAGGTTCTACGCCAAAATCACCCATACCAAATCCATATGAATCTGCCATATGATTTAGATTAAGGACGTCCATCTTATTACCTGAACCACTTTTAGCAAGTTTCATTGCTGTATCTACATAAGCAGAGTAAACTGCTTTCATAAGTTCATGGTGTAACTCTTGGAAAGTCATATCTTTTATCGATGATCCTAAAAATTCACCAAGCTCATCAGTTAAAGCATCCCCTTCTTCAAAAGGTATTCCAGCTTTCCATTTCTGTTCAGCTTTCTTTAACCATTTTTTTACTTGCCCAGGGATTTGAGCAATAGTTGTTCTTCTATTTAATAGATCTTCACTAAATTTTGGGTCTGGTTTGCCAAGTGCTTTTTCCATACCTGCTACTGCAATAGCGTCATTTTTATCCAATTGAGCAAGTTCATCAGTGTAATCCACACCTTCTTTTAAATAGTTTAAATCTTCTGACACGGATACTAAAGATTCTTGAGGTTGAACTTCAGAATCAATCTTAGTAACATTAGCTTCCGGTTCAATATTATCTGGTATATTTTTAGAATCAAGGTTTAACTGTTGTTCCCAAGCATCTTTACCTTTCAGTTCTAAATCATCTAAAGTACCAATTATACCCCATCCAGCATCAACTGCACCTTGATCTTGAGGACCATCATAAGTTCTTCTAACAGACTCACCAAAACCTTCAAATCCTTCAGGATTTACTTTGTGGAGATTCTTTAAATTAAATTTATCTTTTTTAGATAATGTTTTAAGGAATTGATCCCCAGCAGGGCCAAATGATTTTCTACCACCCCTAAATAATACTTCAATGCCTTGTTCTATTAATTCTCTAGACATAATTAACCGATTCGTAATTTCTTTTTGTTTTTGGTTTCGACAGCTCGGTTTTTAGCTACTGATTCCCAACCATGTTTACCTTTACCCTTGACATCATGGCCTGCTTCATGGCCAGGAGGTTTTGGACCCTTACGTAATAAAGCGTTACGTAAGTTATCAGCATTTCTTCTGATTGTTTTAGCCTTCTCACCTTGCATCGCTTTCTTTGCGCTAGAGATGAGAGCACCGTTTGCGTATCTACCTGCTTTGGCCATATAACCTCCGATTAATAAGTTCAGGGTCTACCTTTGGCATTATCTGATTTAACTTATCTAAGGGGTTTCCTTCATATGCTACGCCACTTATATCATTAGTTTTAAGCCAATCACAGGCTGCTTTTAAGTCCTGAGTAGTGGCCTCACCACTTTTGACCCGTTTAAGGAATTCAGAAGTGACGAGGTTATGTAACTCATTGAACTGTTTTTCTGTAGCTTTTGCCATTACTTTCTCTTTTTTTTCCTTGGAGGTGCCATCCTATGCTTAGATGGTATTTTAAGTGCCTCTTTCACTTTAGCAGATGTTAATTTTGATTTAGGTTTAGCAGGAGAAGGAGAAGAAGCTTTCATAGACTTTTCCATATAGTCCTTATGGAATTGCTCCATTCTTTTTTTGTTCTGGCTTGCCATTGACTTTTTTTGTGCTTCGGCAAGAGCACCACGTGTCATACTCATGAGAATAGTTTTTCTTTTACAATTTTAAGAGCCTGATCATCTAGCTTATTGTCAGTTCTAGCAACGTAAGCTTCTAATAGGTCTACTACAAGCTTCTTTACTGAGTCTGACTTCAAGAAGG